GCTCTTCCGATCTTTTTTACACTCATGATTGTAAATCCCTTATTCTTTATATTTATTCGTTTAAGCTGGAACGCCGCCGTCTATAATTTCAGTGAATACTGTAGTACTTGGACTGCCACCATCTAAAATCTCAGTGAATACTGTAGTACTTGGACTGCCACCATCTACATCTCCTGTTGGACTAACGGAAGTATCAACTATAGTTACTGTTATTGATTTTGTAGGACTAATAGCGTCTAAAGTTAATGTTAATACTTCGTTGCCTTCTGTTGTTGAATCAGCAGTAGATACAATAACAACTTGTGCGGTATTAGAATTAACTGTAAAATTTCCAGTTAAACTAGCACCGTTAATGTCTGCAGAACTAACACCAGTTATTGTGTATGGAACCGATGTACCATTATTGACGTTTGTAGTAGTTAATGTAATAGTTACACTAGCGCCTTCGTTAATACTGGCAACACTTCTAGTTAGTTGATAAGTGGGTGTTGGTGGAGGAGGTTCGCCGCCGCCTGTAAGTAAATTTCCGCCAGCTGTTACGCCGTCGCCTATATATACCAGTTTAGTATCAGTTACATAAATGAGCTCGCCCTCGGCGGGAGTAAAACTCAACCTGTCTGCTTCTAATCCGCGTCTTAATAATAATCCCATTTTATTCCCTTTAGAACGATCCCAAATCTACTGTAAATTGACTTGGTGCAGTGAAACTTCCAAAATCTACGCCTACTTGATTCAGCAAATAAGTTGTCGGATTTGTAAATATATTTTTAAAATTTCCGAAGTCAAAAGTATTTATCTCGGTTATACTTCCGCCACCGGTGTTGTCTGTGCCGTTGATCCACGAAGTACCATTGTATTTTAAAACTTGTCCTGCTACAGGGTTTACAACATTAACATTGTTTAGTTCATACAGACTGTGATTACTGATAGAACTTACTGTACCTGTAACATTACCGACTACATTACCAGTCTAGTTGCCAGTAACATTACCAGTAACATTACCGATTACATTACCATTTAGTGTTCCTACTAAATTTGTAGCAGTAACTATGCCATATACTAATATGTCTGTATCTACTGTAATGCCATTAGTAACAACAATATCGCTGGCTGTAATGGTATTAACTACTGTTAAATTTTCATTTACAGTTAAATTGCCGCCTGTTATAGACACTTGACTGCTGGACAATATCAATGCTGATAGGTCAGTTTTGTCATAGTTTTGCGAACTGATAATAATGCCGTCGTCAGCACTGCCGCTTGTTCTTACAGTTAATTGATCCCCAAATTCTCCGCCCTTAATTGACAGTGTATCTTCTAGAATACCGTTGCCTATTAATGTAGTAATTCCAGAGTTACTTAAATTTCCATTAATTGTAGTGTCGCCACTCATGGATATTTGATTAGCATCTGATTCTAATGATAATATTTGATCAGAATAAACTTTTAAATTGTCCTTGGAAAAGCGGCTTTGTAACACAACAGTTCCGGGAGTACTATAATTGCTACCATCAATTTTAAATCCGTTAATTAATATAGATTCAAAATCACTTCCAGTAGTATTAAAAATCTCATAACCATTGAGATCTAAATTGTTAGCTAATTTCGGGTTAGGATCTTCTTCGACTGCGTTAATACTGTCCGGTGTAGTGATAGTAATTGTATCAGCGGCTGAACTAATAAAAATATTAGCACCTTCAACTATTGTTCTAAAGTTAAGTGTAGTACCTACCGTGCTTTTATAAATGGCATTTCCACCACCTACATTGGCTCCTGTTTCTATTTTTACTAGGTCTAAGTAGCTGGTATTGCCATTTACTTTGTCAAAAGCCGTGCGTAGATCGTCGCCTGTACCGTCGTTTGCGTATGTTCCTAGATTAATATTATCAATCGCCATATGTTGCCCTATTTTAACTATTTATCGAGATTTGACTTTTGCTAAACCTAGCACTTTTAATACGCTAATATAAAACCAGCCGAGATCAAATTCAAACCAACGACGACTAAACTTAGGATTTGCTATATCTGCATGGTGATTATTATGCAGCTCTTCTCCGCCTATCCAAATACCTACTGGTATTAAATTAGTACTTTTATCGTTAGTATCAGTATTACGATATCCCCACCAGTGCCCTGCTCCGTTAATAAAGCCAGCGGCCCAGAATGGAATCCAGATCATTTGTACACCCCACACTAAAAATCCCCACGGCCCAAATAACAACAAGTCTATGACTAACATTAAGAGAATGCCATGGCGGTGATATCTAGTGTAGAACTTTTCCATACGGTCTTTAGGAGTTCCCATGCCGTATTTCATAATCATATCAGCATCTCGTCCAGCTCGATTATAGTATTTGACGCCCCCAAACACCAAGTTCCATATGCCATATACGTGAGGACTGTGCGGATCACCTTCTACGTCTGTGTTCTGATGATGCTTACGATGAATAGCTACCCACTGTTTAGTGGTCATGCCAGTTGTAAGCCATAGCCAAAAACGCATCAAGTGAGCAAGTGCTGGATGAAACTCTACCCCACGATGTGCTTGACTACGATGTAGATATAGCGTAACTGACACTATTGTTAAATGTGTCATAAGTAGGGTCATTAAAATTATTATCATCATGTATTTACCCTATAAATATCAAGATGAATATACACGCAGATAAAGATTTTTGGACTAAATTAAAGTGGCCTGCAGCTCCTAACAATAATGACTATGCGGTATTTGAGCACTATTGTAAAGGCAGTGTTTTACTATTGGGCAGTACTCAACTGCTATTGCCTTTAGCAGATGAGGCATGGGATTTAGATCCCAAGTATGCAAATCCTAAAAGTAAGAATCGTAATTGGTTTACAATAGACGAGCACTGGGATACTGTTATTATCGACGGCGCTTTATCATTTGGTGAAGAATACTGTACTAAGTTATTAGCGGCAGTGCTACCTAACTGCAATAGATTTGTTGCCCGTGCTTTTCTAAATCCCAACTGGACTACAAAGTACGCCTGCTACTTTCCTCAAGCACACGAACTAACTCCACAACCACAAGAGCACCCTATCAACGAAGTTTATACATTTTACATATGGAACCAAAACCAATAATTTTAGCCATGTACTCCGGCGGACTAGACAGCCTTGGCATGGTTTATATGCTTTTAACTAAAGAAGAATATAAAGACTACTTCATACACATTCATCATGTACGTAATAAGAATGTGGAAAATCGTTGGCGGGCAGAGCACCAGGCTGTTAGTCTTGCTATTAAAGAACTAGAAAATTTAGGGTTTGATTTTCTCTATAGTGAAAGTGAAATAAGAACACAACCATATGGTAGAAAGTTCCTATACGATACAGACACAATGAACTTTTTTGCTGGATACATTTGTAGTGTCAATCCAGACATTAAAAAAGTTGCTATGGGTATGCAGGCCAACGATGCTAATCAATCATTAGAAGACCGCCGTGTTCGTGCTAATAATATACTAACAGCATTTACATCTGCGGAAAAGATATTCCCTGTAGAGACGATGACCAAACGTGAGATCTATGATATGCTACCAGAGTCATTGCGTGACGTGTTCTGGAGTTGTAGGCGCCCTGTACATAAAGAAAAAAGTATCGCACCTTGCGGAAAGTGCGATACTTGTGTTAAACTACACGAGCAAGGTATTCGTTAATACTAAGTTATGTTACCAAGCACCTGTAGTTAGAGCAGTACGTGTCCAAATATTAGCAGTACCAGGGCTTACCCAGTTGGCAGTACAAACATACAAATATCCACCGCCTACTGCTATTTGTCCTGCTTGATCCCCGTCTGCACCTGTGCTTGATGTAGGAACAGATGCCTGTACTCTAAACTTAGGACCTAAGATATCAACCAGTCCGGTGCTACCGTTACCGATAAAGACGTTACCGCCACTTTCGTTGTAGCCAATGAGAATGTTACCATCGGATCTAATATCTACATAGTTAGTCTTGCCGTCTATGACCAATCTTGGAGTGCCACCGTAGGCAGTTTCTATAGTCATAGTGCCTGGCAATGTCAGTGTGCCAGCGTCATCAAATGTCCAACTTTGTGTTCCAGCGGTTAGTGTTACTTCTGGATCAGTGCCAGCTACATAGTCTGGGCTGGAGAATGTAATAGGCATTACATCACCAGCACTCCAAGAATAAGAGCTATTAAAACCAATAAACCAATAAGTTCCGAGCGGCTTATAAGGCTCAGACGCAACTGTACGGGTTTCGCCGCTGGCAAAAGTTACAATCCATCCTACTTGTATATTGTCAACATCACTGTCTGCCCCCATATTGATAAACGGCAAAGTACCGCCGCCTGTTGAGTAATCGCTTCCGTCTTTGTCTACTGACTTACTAAATGTAGTTCCTGCGCCACCAAATGTATTGCCTTCAATTTCGTTAGCAGTAAATGTAATAGCACCAGTTCCTGTGTAAGCTGTAGTTTGTACAGTAGTATCTGGGAAGGTTAAGCCACCAGCATTGCCAAACTGCCATTGCTTCTGGTCAACATTTGAGTTGGTGCTAATAACAAATCCGTTGGCACCTAACACCGTTGAAGCAACGTTTGCGTCGTTGCCGTCGACAAGTATGTTTCTAAGTTCATAACCGTCATCATTAGGGTCAGTCAATCGAATTATTAAATTGTCGTCAGATCTACTTACGCCAGTAGCGTCACCGCCACCTAATACACTATCTCCATTGCTGTCAAGGATGTCGCCACCTGCGGGTAATGTTAAACTACCATCTGTGCCAAATGTCCAAAGTTTGGTCCCATCGTCTGTAAAAACTTTTATACCTTTATTCGCACCAGCGGCAAAGACCACATGATCTAAATTGTCTCCACCTATTGCTCCATTGAATGCTCCTTGCCCGTCATAGAACCTAATAAATCTTTGGTTAGGAGCGTTTAGGAAACCTTCAGAGTCAATTCGCCAAGATTTGTCGCCGACTGCTAACGTGACTTCGGAATTATCGTAAAGAGTTTGATATGTTGAATAGGCTTGGTTTAACGAATTGGCTCTCGCAATGGCCGTGGCTTGATTTGGAAATGTGTCTGCCGGCAGGCTGAGTAATTCATCGTAAGTGTCGCCGCCTGCCGGTTGAGTAATGCCCCAAGGGAAACCTGGTTCACCTTGTAGTTGATCAAATAAATCTCTTAACAGTTGTCTATTCTCAAGGAATAGATCTAACGCAGCCTGGACGCCTGCTCCACCTAATATCGAAACAGTTTCTTTACCAT